TATCTTTCGCCCGTAGCTTTAGCGCCTTGGGTACTGTTCTTTCCTGACTTAGTACCCCACTTCTCTTTAGTCCACTTAGAGAGAGACTTCTGGGCTTTGGTTTTACCACCAGCATAACCACCGCCCGCTTTCTTGTAGCGTTGAGTGGCTAACTGTGCCTTACGAGCAGACCATTGCCCTGCCTTGCCGCCTTTGCTTCCTCTCTTTACAGAAGCAACAATACGCTTCCAAAGAGCTTCATTTGTCCTAGCCATTACTTCTTAGTCTTTTTCTTTTTCTTCCTAGTAGTAGTCTTTGTTTTACCGTATCCGCTTTAATAACCCATAGCTGTTGCCTTTGCAGTTTTTGAGAGTTCACCTAAATGAAAAAGTTTCTTTGACGTAACACCGTGGTTTTTACCTGAATGTACATCACCATTAGGCATTTTATGTGTGCCGCCTGTGTGCTTAGTACCGTCTCTAAAAAAATGAGGAACACCTTTAGCCATATTAGTCACCTTACCATTTAACTTTATTTGCCCAGTATGCGGCAGACATCTTACCTTTAGCTATGTTCTTACCATGTCTAGCTTTAAAGGATTTTCGTTTAGCTTTCATCTTAGCGGATTCACCTGCTTTAGGTTTACCCGCAGTCTTTGCTCCCTGCTCACCAAAACGTATAGTCTTAACCTTGTCACCTTCTTTAGCCACCACTACATGAGACTTCTTAGGGTGATTAGGTGTCCGTTTCGGTTTATTATAGCCCGACACTCCAGCTCGGGCTAATCGTGGGTCTTTCTTCGATGGCATAGATCACCTCTTAGAGGATATCTCCTCGTAGTCTTTTTAATGTAGCTTCTGGCAACGAGTTAAACTCATCTTCAGTCATGTTATTAATGTCGTACTGACTTTCGCCTTTAGCAGCAGAGCTTTCACCCGGCATCTCGGGCGGTTGTGATTCTGCAGCTTTTAGCTTGCGGCTGACTTCTTTACGCTTCTTAGCCACTTCATCGGCGGCGTTAGGCGTGCTTGCTAATGCTGGAGTCTCCTCTGCATTATCTACCAAATCGTACTCTCGTACAATAAACCTAGCTGCTTTAGATAGTGCCGCTACGGGGTTCTCACCTTTCATCATAAATGCATCTCGTAGCTCAACAACTTCGTTTGTCAGAGTTTCATCGTACTGGTCAGACGCCCTGTTAAACTGTGGGAATGCATTCTCTAATTGAGTAGCAGCTTGTTGCAATGCGTTAGCTTCTCTATCCTGTGAAACCGTCTTTGTCATCTTTTGAGTCATTTCAAACTCAATCTGTGCCCTTTCGGCTTTTCGGATTTCGGTTCTAACGGCCGTTGCTTTCTCTACCTCTCCATCAAGCAAAGCATTTTGATATTCAACTTCTTTAGCGGCAAAGTCGTACTCTTCAGGAGCTTCCTCTTCTGCTGCTTGCGAAGCCCGCATATCTTCTAACTGCTTCTGTAGTTCTTTCTGCTTAGCGAGTACCTCGTCCAGTCTTGACTTAGGGACCATCGGCTTTTTAGCTTTAGGTTCAGTAGGCTTTTCTTCTACTTCAGGTTCTGGCTCTGGCTCTGGTTCTTTTAGAGCTTCCGGCTCCTCCTCAGACTCTGCTTCAGGTTCAACATCTTCTGCAGGCTCCTCGGTCTCTTCTTCGGCCACAACTTCTTCGGATTCTTCGGCAACAGTCTCTTCAACGGTTTCCTCCTCTTTGGCTTCTGGCTCGTCTGGGAAACTTAAGTCGATAGCAGGTGCGTCATCATCTTCAATTGGGTCAGCTCCCGGCATTACGTCGAACGTAGTTGTGTTTACATTTTCGTCTTTATCATCACTCATATCAATGTCCTATTGGTTGTTGGTGGTTCTAATGTTAGGTATGTCCACCTGTTGGGGTTTAGCTGCTTCTTTCTTCGCGGCAGTCTGCATAGCAGTAGCAGCTATGCGAGTTGCAGCATTAGTTTGAGATTGATTTGTTCTAGTCTGATTAGTAAGCGAGGCAAGTTCCCTACGTAGCATTAACTCTTGCTCTTTCATACCAATCTTAGCTTGTAGCTCTTGCATACGGATTTGCGGTGCAACGCCTGCTGTGTCTTGGGCTTTAGCCATATTGACTGCCGCTTCTGATTGTAGCTTCTGAACTTCTGCTTGCATCTTAGCCAACTCTAGCTGTACTTGCTGCATTTGAATCTCTTGCTGCATAGCCGCTGCTTGCATCTGTTCTTCTGACTGCTCTACACCTGTCATCATGCGTATACGTTTAGCAAGTTCGCCTTTACGGGCTAGATGCGAATACTCGATGATTGCGTCATCAGGAATACTAACACCGACTTGTCGTAGGTTGAGAGCTTCAGCAAACTGAACTTCATCAAAGCTATCGCGTGCTGGAGCAGTAGCTACAACAACATCGTACTCGCCTATAGTTAAGTTATTAATGATTTCACCCTCTGGAGTCATCTGGTTAACGACCATTTCTTCGCGTGGTTTCATGGGGTCATCTTCGTTAGTAACCTGAATAACGCGCTGTTCTGTGTAGAACCCTTGAACAAGATCAAGGATACGCTCTGCTAGATATTGACGTGACTTACGTAGGTTATCTAGCGGCACTTGAATCATAACTGCACCACGGTTTTGCTTAGCCTGAATAGCTACACCTGATACTTCGGCGCTATCTGTACCTAGCATTGAGTCATTGATACCTGAGATGCTTTGGATATTCGCTTGTGCTTTTTGGGCGATGCGATCCAAACCAGTTGGGATACTATTAGGGTTGATCTTAGTTGGGGGTGTAGAACCTCTGTTGTATTCAAGAACAAGGCCTGTCTCTGCGCCGTGCTCCTCGAGGTCGTCTGCCGTCATACCAACCAGTGAGCCTGACTCTACCATCCAGCCACTGTTAGCTGTGGTGTTAACAATGTGTAACTCTTGCGAAGCAATTTTATTTAGCTGCTCTTGCGGTGATAGAAGGTTGCGAACCATACCAAAAGGTTTACCGCGTCTAAAGTAGGCAAAAAACGGTATAATTGTAAAGTCTCGATATGGAGACCAGTCATCGTGCAGTACAACGTGGTCACATGTTACTGTCCAACGTACCTTCTTTATCATCTTACTAATAAGGTTTAAGCCGTACTGCTTAGCAAATTTTTTCTTTTTCTGATCTGACCAAGTAGTTGGGGAATGTCTTTGGTCACCTGTATTAGGGTCAACGAAGAAGTCACAACGTGATAGTTTCTTATGTTGACGCTCAATCACTCGAAGTGAACGTACGTTGCGGTACTCATCGTCTCCCGGAACATCCGCCCCGAAGTAATCGTCACTTGGATCAAGGTCACCGAATCGTGTCTCATCGTACTCGATAGAGTCTCGTCCGAAACTACTGCCGTTCTCAGCGATAAAACGCAAGTCCTCAGCTTTCTTCTTACCGTATAGCTCTTCGATCTCATCGAGTGTCATCCACTTGGTTTCAAAGACCTCGTTCCAAGTTTTAGGATCTGCATCTTTGGCATCTGGATCGATGAGGATGTCTAGTGGGTCTTTGGCAGTGATTCGTATCTCACCTTCGACATGGTCTGAAAAGTCCATACGCGCATCAAAGTAACCACGACCGTCCATAATAAGACCGTCGCTAAATACTTGCTGCTCAACCCAATCCAGCTTGTTACTGTCTGCAATCTGCATATATAACTTAGTAAGGGTATGCGCTACTTCTTCGTCGCCACCTCTGCGTGGTTTGAACTTAATGTCAGCTCTTCGTGATGACTGCTCACCGAGTACAGTATTAATAGTAGGTAGTACTGTATTAATAGTAAGTGCTGGACGGCCTTCTGCTTCTAACGACATTTTGTCGTAGTCGTCCCACTGATCACCTGAATAATAGGCATCACATTTTTTAGCCATATCGATGTAGTCAAGATGGCCGTTGTCTCGGGCTCGTTCATAACGGTCCCACTGCGCTCGTGCTATTTCTTGCTGTTTGGCAGAACTTAGCTTCTTCATATTTTATACACTCATCGGTGATCTGTCTTTAACTTAGGCGCTTGCCCAAGCGATGGGGGTTCATAAAAATCATACTTAATTGCTGATAATGCTTTCTTTGGGTCATAGGACTGAGTTTCGTGGTTCATCCTTGGCCAGATGTTTGCTGGGTGGTTCTCTATAGGAACGCCCATGTCTGCCGGTACAACAGGGATTTCGCCAGATCTAATTAGTGGCTCCCATTTTTTTCGGGCTTCTCCCATAGTAAGGTTTTTTCCCGTTTCGCGATCATAGAAAGGGACGGTGGCGATATAACCATCGACTTCTAGCCCTCTAGCAAGTACCGTAGTTGGCGTCCCGTCTTCGTTGCGACGGGCTTTCTTCAGGGCAAGCGTGTCTTCGTGATACTTGTTTACGAATTCGAGGTAATCATTCGCCTTATTTGTAACTCTAAAACCGCTCATCTTATGCACTCATTGGTGATTTATCACGTTTTGTATTAAACATCGTTGGTAACTTATCTCTCCACGACGGTATATGCTGTACTGGCGCCTCATACGTAGCAAACTCGGTCATCATAAGGCCTAGCCAAGCTAAGGCATCCACCTGATCATCGTGTATCCCATTAGGGAAACGCAATAACTCAGCCACTAATGGGCCAGTAAACTGCGAATCGCTAGGCATGAACACCATACCTTGTTGCATTCTACCTTGTATTGCACGGGCTCTAGCCTCTTTATCCCTACGACCTGTTTTTAGGTCCTTAAAATAAGCTTCGTGTAACCCTCGTTCGCGGACACGTTTCTCCAAGAATGGGCCTAATGCCATCTCAATATGACCTTTCTCAATGCCAATGATAGATGGCCGCCATTCTTCGTAAAGGTCAAGTATCTGTTCTACGATTTCAAATCCGTCAAACTTACCTCTGACAACATCAACAACGAACATATTATCTTCGGCATCTACTCCTATAACCATACCTACTGTATAGTCATTGCGATCACGTTTACCAATTGCCAAATCCCACGCGCAATAATAACGCATCTCGTCCAGATCCACCTCTTCATAGTTGAAGTATTGAATCATGTCCCTTGTAAAATAATCACCGTCATCAGCCACTGGGTTCTGCTGATATAGAGCTGACCAATCTCTGGGGCCAACTGCTTTCTCAATTCTAGACAAGGCTACTTCATCGTAGCGCTCTCTATGTAACGGCTCGCCTGCTTTACGGAACTCTTCATCAACTTCAGCTCTTGCTGGATAGTTGACAACTTCCCACTGTTCGCCGTTATTGTCAGCGGCCTTTAAGAGCCGCCCCGCCAGATCATCATCATGCCAACGAGTAAGGATAACAAGTACGCCACCTCCCGGAGCAAGTCGGGTATAAGCGGTAGATGTGTACCAATCCCAAGAGGAATCTCTAGCATTTTGTGACTCTGCCTCGTCTCTGTTCTTTACTGGATCATCAATAACCAGTACGTGTGCACCCTTACCTGTTATACCACCGCCGACACCAGCAGCAACAAAGCCACCGCCATCAGAAGTAAGCCAAGCTTCCGCTGATTGGCTGTCTGGGTCAAGTCTAGTTGTGAACGCAGTTTTGTAAGTTGGTTCACGCAAGAGTTGACGGACTTTACGACTGAATCCCATAGCGAGCGAACCAGAGTACGAACAGCTAATAAACTCGTGTTGAGGGTGACGACCAAGATGCCAAGCTGGGAAAGCAACTGAAGCAAGCGTGCTTTTACCGTGTCTAGGCGGCATAAAGAGCATAAGTCTTGGAGACTTTTTCTCAGCGACATCTTTAGAGAATTTTTCAAGACGGTTACAAATGTCTTTATGGACCCAGCCTGCTTGGTAGTCTGGGTTGAATCGCTCAACGAAAGGGAGTAATCTTTTCCTTGTGAGGAACCTGAGCGCGAGTTCTGCTTTTGCTTTTTCTTCAACTGAAACCTCCTCTGCCGTAATGACAGGTTGTTCAACATCGCTTGGTGTCGGTAGTGCTTCTGCATAGTCTGCCTTACAATAAACGCAGACGTTGTCATCCCCCGAGTAAAGCGTAATCGGGTGCAACTTCTTACAACGGATGCACGTTTTCTTTTCTACCACTACTAGTCTTTTGGTACTGGCGCTGTGTATACTTTACGGTTGCGGCTTTTGTGCTCTGCTTGCATCAGTTTCAACATGTCTTGCTCGAGCTTTTTGCGTGCCTTTTTACCTTTTTCATCTTTAGTGGTTTTAATACCACTTGTGTTCGCTGGTATGCCGTACATAATTAACCCTCTGGTTCTAAGTAAGTAGTGTTTTTACCTGCTATTTCTAGCAATTCTTCGTCGGAAAGCCGCTCTAGCTGCTTAGCTGTAGTGTTTAAATTAACATTAACCTGCACAGCGCTTTCTGGGGCGTTCAAACCATGTAATTTAACAAGAGAATCTACCGTATTTTTCATTTCAGTAGCTGTAGCAGAAGCATTATAGGCTTCCATATACATAGAATGCGCGTTTGTGCGTTCGAATTTCACCTCTTCGCGCATCTGTTCTCTAAAATACTGTATAGCTGTTTGGACATCTGGCTTTTTTGAGGCTTCAAGCGCTGTACTGTAGCTTGCATACCCCGCACCACGTCCCGCTGCTGCTATAGTCATACCACTAGTAATCAACAACACTAGCTTTTCTTGCTGTACTGTCAACGCATTAAGCGAAAGTCCCATGTAAGGTACATGAGACTGGAATTCTGTTCTAGCTGATACTTCGCTAGTGGACGATTCGGAGACCGCCTCTTCGTTTGTCGCTGAGTTCACTGCCAAGTTCGTCATCTAAAAACACAAAAATGGGTGCGTCTTCGCCTAACTCATCGAATCCGCAGCTAACTAAGAAAGGATATAGCGCATCATCGCCATATCCCGCGTCAAAAAGTATTTGTTCAGCTTTATTGGCATCATATACTAATACTTCTTTGGCCCCTATACATAAAGCAGTGCCAATTACAGCTTTGTCGAGCCCTTCTATTGCAACCATAGATACTTCCATAGTGAATCTTATCCCAACTTATAATTAATCGCAAGAATGTTCGCTAATTGTCTTAATCCACCAATAAAACATGTCTATTTGCAGACTGTGACGTAATATATTAACACGATAACAAACTAAATGGACGTTATGTGGTTCATATCCTTGATTTTGATCCAATCTATCTATAGAAGCGTTGAACTCTTTCCTACCTGACCCGTCTCTGTGGTGAGTCATGGCCACACCTGACAACGCGCACTTGCCATTTTGCTTTTCCCACAGATCTATTAAGTGCTCGACAGTTATGTTGAAGTCCATTGTCTTACTGCGATTGCTTTTAGAGCTTTGTAGTAGTTTGTTTAGGTACTCTTGATAAGAACTAGACCATTTTTTGCGGCGAGTCGCCTCTACACATTTTTTACATGCGCTGCGTAGAGCTCCTTCGGATATATTGAACTCTGATTCGGGGCGAATAACGTTGCATTCAACGCACTTCTTCATTTCATCCATCGGTCAACTATACACGTATAAATCGGTTTTGCTATTTTTTAGTGAAAAAAATTTTAGAAAAAAAAATTTGAAAATGTATTTATAAATCGCTCACGCTCTATCTCCCTTCCTGTCTGGCGGTAGCCCCCAACCCCGGACTCCGGACTTGGAACCTTGTATCGAACTTGCTTCACGGAACCTTGTCCCTCAGTAACCCTTTTACTTTTAACTTCGCTCCTCACGTCGCTCGTCGTCAGTGTGTCTTATGAATTTATTATAGGACT